AGATATTGGCACGCCGAAATTAATTGTCATTGACACCTTGGCCCGCTGCATCGAAGCTGCGGAACGCTCTGGGTATAGCGATTGGCAGACGAAGGAAGGCCGTCTGGAATACTTCGAGAAAGAGGATGGCGAGATCGAGCCAATAGACAATGGCGCATTCACGCTGGATGCGTATATAGACTGGCTGCGCCATGACCTGTCCCAGCTTATCGTTCATGACGCGGAGGCCGCTTAATGGCCTCCATCGTCGAAGTCTATAAACGCTGGCCGACACATCAGGATTGCCTCACCCACCTTGAACAGGTGCGGTGGGGCGATTCCCCGTACTGTCCGTATTGCCATTCGGACAAGATCAGTCGCCATGCCGAGAAGGGCAGGCAATCGCGCTGGCAATGCGGCCTGTGCCGGAAGTCGTTCACGGTCACGGTCGGCACCCTGTTCCACAACACCCATGTCGATCTGCAACGCTGGTTTCTTTTGATTTCGCTAATGTTTTCCGCAAAAAAAGGGCTTTCGGCAATGCAAGCGGCCCGTGACCTTGAAATGCGCCGCCCTACCGTGTGGAGCATGATGCACCGTATCAGGGCCGCAATGGTTGATGATGGCCGTTTCCTTGCTGGTGTTGTGGAAATGGATGAAACCTACATTGGCGGGAAACCGCGCAAATCCAACTACAAAGACCCTGATGATAAAGGAAGCCCAAGAGGACGTGGTACGGATAAAGCCCCAGTTGTGGGAGCCGTTGAACGTGGTGGTAGGGTAAAAGCCAAGGCCGTTAAGAAAGAGGAAATGACAGCCGCCGATATGGTCAGATTGGTAAAGGCCATGATGGACACGAAAAACACCGTCCTAAAGGCGATGGAATGCGATCTAAACACTAAACGTGCTAGGGAAATTGCAACTTTATGTGCAAAAATGGCAAAAGGGGATTGATATGACGGAAGAGGAAAAGAAAATTTACGAAATCCAAAATATTATTGAAGATAATTATGATAATAAGGATAAAGCGACGCAATTAGTGCAAAATGCACTAGATGGGTCTGAGTTTACTCCTGGGGCATATTTGGAATTGCTTACTAAGGCTGCCTGCAACATTGCTTTGGAAAGATCAGCAGCTATAAATAATATGTCATTGAATTATTAGGAGCGAATAATGAGCGATGAATTAAAGATGGTCATGATCGAGTGGTCAGATAGTGCGAGTGCAAAAGAGGACGTATGGTTAGCTTATCGCCATCTGATTACTGATTATAGCAAAATAAATATTTAGTGCTTTTATAAGCGTATAACCTATTTCTTCAGCAAAGTTTACTGGGACAGCATTCCCAATTTGCCGGTATTGGGAAGTGATGGGACCTGCAAATTGCCATGTATCAGGGAAAGTTTGTATCCTTGCATATTCCCTAACAGTAAAAGGGCGCGTTTCTTCTGGGTGGCAACGTTCCGTTTGTTTTTGTGCCGGGCTACATGTTAAAGTTAGGCAAGGTTCTTCCCAACTCATGCGCCTTGCTATCCCTGTTTTGCCCCCGCCTAAATGGAAACTTTTTTTCATATATGTTTTTTGCAGCTGCAAAGGCAAATCCCGCCAATAACCCCCTGGCGGGACATGGGCTAGTATTTCTTTTTTACTTTTTGCATAAGCCATACCTGTAGATGTGGGCACATCTGTATCAAAAAGCTTCCCCGCCTTTAATGCATCTTTTAATGTATAATGCTCCCTATGGGGTTTAGGAAATTCGTAAGGTATAGACACATCTTTCCTGATCCCAATTATCAACAAGCGTTCCCTTTTTTGTGGAACCCTATGAAATATTGTTTTTACGATCCTAGGTGGCAAAACTTGATAACCTATTTCATCTAAAATAGATGCCATACCAGCCAAAGTTTTGCCTCCCTCATGGTTTATGAGGCCGCGTACGTTTTCGCCAACGCATATGAGGGGCTGAATTTCCTTAACAACCCTAGCAAATTCATAAAATAATGTTCCGCGGGCATCTTCAAACCCAAGTTTCTTACCCGCATAACTAAATGCTTGGCAAGGGAAACCACCAGTTACAATGTGGGTTTGGCTTTTATAAACAGAAAAATCTATTTTTTTTACGTCACCTTCAAGGATATTCCAATTTGGCCTGTTCTTACGTAAAGTTTCACACGCATGTCTATCAATTTCATTGAGTGCTAAGCAAGACAAACCTGCCTTTTCTAAACCTAATGCTAATCCTCCAGCACCTGCAAATAATTCAACAACAGTATATTTTTTTAGGGGGGGATCCCTAACAGGCAAATCACGCCCAGTTAATACACCCTCTTTGTCTAGGGTTAACAAGTCTTTTTCATTGTATAACCTATAACTATTTACTGGATGCCTTGTAGCAGGTTTTAACTTGCCAGATGCATCCCAATTTCTTACTGTCTGTTTTGAAACAGAGAACAAATCTGCAACCTGTGCAATGGTGTACATTTTTTTCATAAATAACCTTAATAATTGCAATTATAGTAACCATGCTTATCAAACATTATAAAACTTTATAATGGTTACTATGAGATTGTAAATAGGAATTTTAAAATATGGCATTTAACGATATTAAAAAAAAAGAAATTCTGGAAGCTGCTAATAAGTGGTTTAAGAACAAAATAGCTCTTAATCATGTCAAAAATACAGAAAAGCTTGTAAATCCTATAAAATTTAGGGAATTATATACATAGTTAGCCAACAATCTCAACCCAATTTCGATTCTGTTTTACGTTGTTTAGCCAGTGAAAAACTGTAAGGAATTAGAAAATAATGCCGCACACCAAAAAAGAAGATTTATTTGATAAATTCGATCAGGGTGTTTTCAAGAGAGGCTCTGATTTTGATGTTCTTTGCAACGACACGATAGAAGAGTTATCAACGCTTCCAGCAAATAAATTTCGGCTTATCGTTTCTTCGCCGCCATACAACATTGGAAAAGTGTATGAGGAACAAACTGGATTAGACCAATATCTAAAATGGCAAACAGATGTTGCGGAGGAAATGGTTAGAGTTCTGGCCGATAATGGGAGTCTTGTCTGGCAAGTCGGAAACCATGTTGATAACGGTGAGATTTTCCCTTTGGATATATACTTTTATCCCATATTTAAAAGCCTTGGATTGAAACTGAGAAATAGAATCGTATGGCATTTCGATCATGGCCTCCATGCCTCAAAAAGATTTTCTGGACGTTATGAAGTTCTCTTGTGGTTCACTAAAACAGACGACCATGTTTTTAATCTTGATCCTGTCAGGGTTCCATCGAAGTATCCCGGTAAATTGCATTACAAGGGAGAAAAAGCAGGTCAACCGTCTGGTAATCCTTTGGGAAAAAATCCTAGCGATTTCTGGACGCTTATTCAAAGTGAATTTGAACACGGAATAATTGATATTCCAAATGTTAAATCTAATCACCCAGAAAAAACAACGCATCCCTGCCAGTTCCCCATAGAATTGATTGAACGGTGTGTGTTGGCAATGACGAATGAGGGTGACTGGGTTTTGGATCCATTCGGCGGCGTAGGGTCAACCGTTATAGCTTCGCTTAAAAACAAGCGTAAGGGGGTATCAATAGATCGTGATAAAGAATATTGCGAGATTGCCCTTGAACGCATTAGGCAGTTTAATAATGAAGAATTAAAAATCCGCCCCTTGGGTAAGCCTATTCATCAACCCACCGGAAAAGAAAAAGTTTCTCAAATTCCTCAAGAATGGCTGGACAAAAAATGATTGTAGCTGCTGAATACGATTTTAACGGCGGGAAAAAAGTCGTTGAAGAAAAATATCCTGAGTTATTGCAAGAGGTGAGGAAGGCCATTGCGTCCATCAAGGCGGCGGAGCATCTGATAAAAGAGAGTGAAGAAAAAACGATGAAGGGAAGGATGTTGTATAGCCCTCCGTCTTTGAATAAAGGATTCAAAAAATTCTTATACCCGATAGGTTGGATCAATCACAAAGTAGAATGCGACTATTCAAGAGATCACTACGTTAAGGGCTATGCCCCCACAGATACCAAGGGGGCATTCAGGGACATGGACTTTGTAAAAGATACCTTGGGAGTGGAAGTCCAATTCGGTAAATATGCGTTCATGGTATATAATGTATGTGCAAAAATGACCATATTTCATAATCTCGGCATAATCAAAGCAGGGGTAGAGATTGTTCCCGTTAAGAAATTCGCTAATGAAATGTCTACAGGTGTTAGTTATTTTGAACAGTTCGCATGGGATTTAAGTAAGCGTGGCGTGTCAAATATTGATATTCCTGTTTTAATTCTGGGAATTGATGCAGAGTAGGCTAGTCAAGTATATAGTTCCCAAATAAAAACATGCGAAGGGCAGTTTACTTGCGTTTTGCGCCTCTACAAATCCCGCAAAAAATCACTCCGTACACGCCCGAATCGCATCCCGGGTGGCCATATAATCCATGATGGTTTTTTTGGTGATGGGTCCAGCCGTCAATAGTTCATCGGCCAAGGCAACACTGTATTCGTGGCTGTAAGTAAATAAAGGCGGGCAATAAGGTTTGTAAACTGTTTGTGAGCAACCACCAAGTAATAGCAACAACATTAATCGCGCCATGGCTTTCCCTCTATCTGCTTCTTATAAATATATAAGCAATCCCTCACACAATTCCCTAGAATAGTCGCAAATTCTTCCTGCGCATCGTAATAATTATTATCGCGATATTTTCTGCCGTCATCATTACTCAGAAAGATGTCTTCCGGCTTATATTTACTAAGGTATCGCCAAGCGTGTGAAATAGCGTGAACGAATTCATGGGCAATAATATGCGGTGTAAAGAATTTTTTGCAGAATAAGATATTGGCCGTATCACATGCTTTATCATTAATGGCATCATGGGAAACGTTTAAGGTAATGGCAGCGAACTTTGTTTTATCAACATTCATTCGCCTAACATCAATGTTTTCTGTTAAGCTGTCCGTATGCTTAATATACGACCGATGCATCGCATCTACTGTGTAAAGTAAATTAACATTGATATAATGAGGATTGCCCTTAACAGGATATACTTTCCACTGTTTAATATGCATCAAAGGCCCCGCTTTTTATCTCTTAATCGTTTCTGCAATTCTTCATCAGTTTTGGGCGCATCAGTAATGGCTTGGGTTTGCCGGTGCTGGATATCAATGGTTAGATCTTTTTGCTTTTCAATCTCATGCTTTTTCCCAGCACTGCGCCCTTTAAAGTACAGACCAAGAACAGCGGCGGCGATCCCGACATATTGTGCAATAGTTCGCCAAGAGCCCTTCAACCAATTCCATAAAAATGCGGCAATAAAACTCATCACAAGCCTCCCATATGTACGGGTTTTGGAAATTTCCAATCTGGTGACTCTAAGAAAGCCATTATGCTTTCGTAATCCCCAGGATACCAGATGGCCTTAATATCATCAAAATAAGATTTTTCCATCAGCCAGTCAAATGATGGGGATTTGATCTGCACCAGAAACTCATCACCAGCCACATTGCGGCGTTTACCGATTTTTGCCAGTGGCAGCGTTTTTTGGTGCTCAGTGTTTAAATCAGACTCATGATTATCCAGGAATTCTTGGTCTACATAAAGAGTAATTATATTTTCAATGTTTTGGGTTGGCATAATTTCACCTAATCGCTTGGACTTGTTGGAGCTATCGTGGGTGCCCCCACCGTAAAGAATATGATTGGATCCATGCCTCCAATGCCATAATTAATGCAGAAATTATCTGGATTTGTGTCGCCAGCCGCTTGCCTCATTAAAATATTAGCTGGTGATCCTGTAACATTAGAGCCATCCGCACCTGGGTTAACAGGCTTGCCAGCAGCAGTAATAATTTTTCTTCGATTAGAAACATTGGTTAAATCGAAAAATGGCGCACCAAATTTCATATAAGCCATCGCCATATCGCCGCCAAATAAATATGATCCAGATTCACCACCAGCGACTTGCCAGTTATCCAGGCCAGATATTTTTAAAAGCGGCGATGATAGAAAATTTACTAGTGCAGGAGTTTCAACAGCGTTTCCTACCATAATTTGCATAATGGGAGCAAGAATATTACTAGTATCCAAACTCACTCCCACACATGTCCACCCGTTTGCACTTGTAACTGGGATTGTACCATTCGTATAAATAGTCCCACCGCTCACATCTTTGAAATATGGCTGGATTGTGCTAGAGGCAGAAATGTTATTTCGGTAAATATAGGTATTAAAAGACGAGCTGGATAAATACATTTGTCCGTCGTTATCAAAAAATCGGTGATTAACCCAAAAATATGCTAGAAATGTAGACGCGGTAAGCGGAAGATCATTTAAATCCCCGCTTTTTGAAATAAAATCAGCGATGCCATTAAAGGTGACGGCAGATAAATTAAACCCTCCCCCACCAACTCCATCCTGGTTACCTTGAATAAATTCACGGCGGGTTGGGGCGACCCAAGCATATGGGTGAATCATAATCTCACCTATTGATTTGTCGGGCTGGCTGTTGATAAAGTAAGGGCGCCAGTGATGTCAAAATCACCACCCGTGCCAAGGTTAACGGCAAAATTTGCGGCCACTGTATCGGTTGCTAATTGCGTCATGTAAATATCAGGGGCCTCTCCAAATGGTAATTCGCCATTTGCACCTAAATTCACAGGCAGCCCTGTAACATCGATGAATTTTCTCCTGAAAGTAACATCAGACAGATCTGGGGCCACTCCAATCTTAAAGAAGGCCATGGACATGTCACCGTCGAATTTATTATTGCCGCCATTGCCAGCACCTATCCTCCATCCAGCACGATTAGTGAATTCAATCACACCGGTATCAAGGTTATTCAATATAGGAGTAAATGCCATAACGGTATCGTTGAATGTTACATGTACAATCGGTGTGCCAAAATTTGTTATATCCACCGAAACCATAATGAGTGTAAATGGGTTAGAAATTGTGAAAGTGTCAGTAGTGTCTCCATAAAATATGTTGCCATTTGTATCTGTTACATCCACACGAATATTATTATCAGGAGTGCATGCAATGGTTATGTCAAGATCATAATCAGCCAGAAAAAATTGAAAATTATTGTCATTCCCGTTCTTTTTGACCCAAAAAGCTGCGAACATTTTGGGGCTGTCAACGGCCCCATCCAAATCACCCGTTTTTGAAAGATATGTGGTTGATCCATCAAAGGTCACAGCACCGACATTATATGATATGGCATTGAATCTATACCAATCAACAAACACCATGGAATCATCATTGCTAACCAGTGTCAATTGACGGTCAGAACCAGTTAAATCTAGCAAGGGGCAATCAGCGTCGAACCCGCTACTATCACCTGTTGGCCATACTAATCCGCTATCGTGTCCCTCAACAACCGCATAAGAGTTTGATTTGGGAACTATAGCAAGGCGGGCGGCCTCAGCACCGGCTGGGGCCGTTACCAACTTTCCTGCCCCTGACGTGGTTTGGAAGTTCTGATGGTCTGTGTGCAATGGCAGCAAGAATATGTGATTTAGATATAATTTATTAATGGCCATGGCTATTTCCCTTTCTTGTGGCTTTGGATTTTGGAATAAACGACAAGCCCGATTGATGACATAACCATGAATAGAATGATCCAACGGGCAAATGATAAATATGAGGCAAGCGGCGTCAAAGCAGATATACCCATCTGCACTTGATCAATTACCTGGGTGGCGGCTGTCCCGCCTGCGGCAACACCAGCGCCCCACAGCGTGCGAGACCTACTAAGCGGAGTGGCTTCCGGTTTTACCTTTAAGATTCTTGGTTCAGGCAAATGGTTGTTTTCTTGCAAATACATAGCGGCCTCAGCTTTGCGGCGACGGCTAAGTCCTGCTGATGGTTTTAGCTTGCCTGTGGCTGGGTCGGTGTATTTATCCCATTTTAGAAAGGCATCACTTGCACCAACAAAATCACGTTTATTATGAAGGGCCACAACACTGCTTTTTCGGAAGACGCCCTCACCTATGTTGTAACAAAGTGATATCATGGCATCAAGTTGGTGCTGATTAGGCGGAACATCACAAGCCCGGCGCACAGCCATTGTACGCAGATTAACATCTTCCCGCAATAATTCCATGGCTTTTTCCTTGGTGATATGGCCGCCAGGCATGGCATATTCAGGATCGGTGCAGCCGTAACCTATGGTCCATCGCCCAGCAACATCCTTATATGCGTCCTGCCTGAACCCTTCGAAATTGACGATCATGTTTAGCCCATCTTGGCTTATTGAACTACTCATGCGATTCATCTCCTCTTTGTTTCTTTGATATTTTAAAGGCCGTAATACTTTTATCCATACGGTCAATGGCTGCTATAAGGCGGCCCTCGACTTCCTTGATAAGGTTAGCGCAGCGCATTTCCATTTTCTCCGTCTCAGCCTTTGGCGTGTAGGACCTGATGATTTCAAATTGAAACTGCGATTGATTTTGCACACTCGTCTCTAAGCTAGTCCTAATCTTGTCAAGCATGGCAGTGGTGCTTTGGTGATTAGCCTGCAAGTGAGTTTTTAGGTTCTCTTCAATAATATTCATGCGTCGATCCACTTCCTTCATCGCCAATTGATGATCACTTTCCTGGCGCGCCATTATATCCCGCCGGACCCACAGGATAAACCCAACCATGGCCAGATTAATCGGGATGATTATCTGGGTCATGAATTGCAGCCAATTCATATCCATTATGGCACCACCAGACTTGGCTGGTTAAGCAACTCATCAAGGAATTCCTGACTGAACCCGTCCGGGTTCGATTTCTTTCGGCGGGTACGGATATCCTGTTCTGAAGGATTTGGGGTGCCCATTACTGATGCCGGTCCTGCTACGACATCACCAATCATGGGATTTGAAAGCCGAGATTTCCGTATAATTGGCCCGTCAGCAAATTGCAGGGATTTCATAGAAACCCCACCAAATTTGTCAGGCAGAAATTTGAATATAGTGTTCCCAAGTTTGGTGCGGAAAAATGTGCGCATCAACTGCTCAAGCAATTTTCCAGATCCAGATGGGTTATCAGTATTGGTGACTGGGGTGCCAATTGTTGACGCAAGGCGTGCAATCTTTTTCATTTCAGCAATTTCAGATTTGTTAAAAAGCTTGGAGAGGGGAGTTGCACTCTCACCAAGCGTTTTCCAAATGTTGCTTGAAAAAAGATGCCCGTCTACCACCGGGAATTCGCCTGTTTGTTTTTTCACTTTATTTAGCGATTGACGCCACAAATTATTGACAATCGCGCCCTTTAATTGATTAAGGACGCCTTTTGCGTTAGGCTCAAGCTTTTGCAGGCTAAGCATTTTATCGATGAATTGCCCGGCCTCGCGCTTCAACCCCATGCCTTTCAAATTCAGGATAGCGTTGGCAGCCTCTTCTGGGTTAAACTTAAAGTTTTCGCGCCTTATTTCCTTGCCTCCAGATTCAACCACACTGGATGTTTTATCCAGCAATCTGCTGGCGATGCTATCTTTCCCAAATACATGTGCGTATTGTTGGTAAAGCTGTCTGGCCTGCTTTTGCACATCAATCAGAGCAGGATCGCCGGATATGACATAATCAGATACCTTGTTCTCGACTAAATCCTCATGCATCCTTTGTATTTGCCCCAAATGTACGCGGTCAGGGCTGCGCGGCTCGCTTTTTCGGTACAATTGACGAATCCTGTCGCCTATCTTTGATAGATCAGCATAACTTACTTCCTGCACGTTGGCTGCGCTGTCAGTTAATTCATCGACCAATTCAGCAAAACGGTCCGTACGCTCAGCATATTCTTTAACCGGGCGGTTCGGGACTTTCCCGCCAACACCCAATGGGGCACTGAAATTCTTAGCAAACTCCTTCAGCTTTTCGTCTGGGATACTCTCGATGATTCGGCGGATGTCCTGTGGCGCGATGGTTGGGTTGATGCCCTTGCTTTTTAAGGCATCCTTTAGTAAGGCGTTCTGTTCTTCGCGGGTGATGCGGCGCAGATTTTCATCACCCAAACGATCACCGGTTTTTTTCTTGGTGACGTAGGCAAAATCACTGACCAGTTGATCTATGTCCCTTTCAGGTAAATGAGGGGCGCGGTCTTTGATCATTTTGCGGGATATGCCGCTGCCTGGTGCCTCCGCCACATCCCTTATAACGTCATCCACCGCGTCCAACGCCTGAAAACTATCTGGAGATATATATCTAGTGCTGTTTTCTTTCTTTTTTAAATAATTGCTAATATTGCGCCGCAAATCATATAGGGCCGACCCCTTTAACACCAATGGGTTATCCTCAGACAGGTTAGCCATTTTAATGCGATCATATACATCATCCTTATGGTCGCGCATGCCTTTTTCAATGCGGTCTAGAATGCCGCGGGAATTCTCTATGATATCAACTGGGTGCTCTGTCAAGCTGGTGCCGAAGCTATTTAATTGCTTTTCACCGGCGCCCATTAACGCTTCTTGTTGCGCCTTGGTGTTGGCTGTAACTAATTCTTCTTTAGCATCACCAAATAGACCATTGCCAGCCTGACGTTCGGTTGATGCACGCAGTCTATTTCGACTTAATTGGCCTTGGGTTAAAGGCACGCCAAGATCTTCAGCGTCAGTCAGGCGTACGGCCTGTCCAAGGTCGCCTTGTGTACCTAAAAGATTATCACGTAGCCGCCCCATATATTGAGGGCCAAGAGCCGTCAATGATTCCTCATCAAGTCCTTGGTTCAAGCGCAATAGGTCTTTTCCAAGCTGATCCGTGGGCGTTCCATCTTCTTTGAATAGACTGCTAATCAAGTCCTCTTGCTGACGTCTTGATAAATTACCAGGACGCAGCCTTAAGGCACTGGCCATATCACCCAAGCTACCGCCAACTCCGCCAGCTATAGCCCGCTCCATACTGACATCCTCATTGGATCCCATATTTTTGGCAATTATGTCCTGAAATATTGACCCAGTACTACCACTTAAGGCCCCTCGAGCGGCGGATACCAATAGCCCACCGCCTTTAATGATCTTCCCAGCAGGAATAGCTGTGGCTATTTGGGTTGGAATTGATCCAAGAAAGTCAGTTAAATCTTGGCGAGAAGCTCCAGGACGGTTAACATAGAATGTTTGGCCATCCCTGACCTGCCTAAGGCTATCAAAATCCATTGTCTGATCAAAATTGTCAGCTGGATGATTTTTTTCATAATCATTTAATGCTGATTCGAATCCTTTGCGGACAGATACCTGGATTTCACCTTTCGGCCCCAAATTGTAGTTAAAAAACTCAGAAAAAGGCCCAACCTTCTTATCAAGGATATCAACCTTCCCCGCGTCATCAGCGGAGAACATTAACCCTGCTGTTAATGGGACATTAAACATATTTGCGTCAGGTGATAATGCCCCCTTCAAATTTGCCAAGGGTGACCGGATCAACTCCATGTAATCCTCGACCTCTGGATCTTCCAGGATTGGCAGCGATTGACGCAAATCACCCATCGATCCCTGATGACTGGTGGCGGCACGGTTTTTATCTGCCGAAAGCAAATTGGGATAACGGTCACTATCACGGCCGATTGCCCCTATCATGGGGTTGTTAGCGCGCTCTTCTTTGGCGGCGTCCATCATCATCTGGCTGATAGGGTAATTATCTGGATACCACTGGAAGAACCAGTCTGGGCTGTTTCCTAACTTTAATTCATTTTCCACATGGTTTAGCAAGGCTCGCTTGTCCAATAAGCCGTTGCGGTAAAAAGGCTGCAATTGCTTATCAATCGATGGCATCATCTGGTCAGCTTGCTGCTGCCGCACCAATTCCTGGGCCTGCATGTCAGCCTGCTGTTGTTGAATCCCAGCCTCACGCTTCAATCCCTGGAATGCCAATCGGTCAGATGGACGCTCGGTGCGTTGCTGGCCATCACCTATCAATGCTTGCATGGCCCGTTTCTTTTCAATGGCCTGGATATCAGGCTTAACTGGTGGCACATCAACCGCCCCTGGGTTTGATTGTCGCTGTGACCATATTTGGGACATGGTGGCGTGGACATCATCATCAGATGCGTCTGGGGCAAATTCATGGGTACTGCCGTCAGGAAATGCCACCACACGGCTTGGTTTTGCTGTTTGTTGTTTTTGTGACCACTCTGTGCGCAATTGCGCGTCAATCGCCTCATCGGACATAGAAGAATCGAATGTCCGCGTGGTGCCGTCTGGTAGTTTGATAATTCTTTCTGCCATGATTACCTGCGCAGTCCGCCATCTGGCGACCAGGTTTCAACCTTTGGCGTAGAAGGCGCGGTGTTGTTTTGAACATTCGGATTTTTAACGCGGTCAGTAAAATATTTACGCACATTATCGGGTGCAACAATGGCCAACTTTTTCAGTTCTGCCTCACTCAGATAGGATGAATTCCTTTCCAACCACTGCGGGGTAATCCGGCGGGCATCAATTTCATCCCCGTTGTTCAATTCCACAAAGAACTGTCTTTCTTCTGGCTTGCGGTAACGGGCTGGATTTCGGATCATATCAATCGCCATATCAATCGTGCGTCCTTGTTGGTCGCGGTTACCAATACCATAACGGGCGTTCCAATCCAAAACCAGGTTGCCGATCTTTTCAGCGTTCTCAGTTGCCCGCAAGGTGGCATTTAGGATCTTTTTATTTCCTTCCAGAGTTAAGCTGGGGTTATTTGTTTGTTCTTTTAAAAACAAAATATCTTTATCCGACATGGCGCCGGTTAATTCCTGTCCGGCGGCAAGAGCCTGTTGGCTAGCAACTCTTACAAATGACTCCATATCAGAGATATTGCCAACCACACCTGCTGCGTTTTCTTCGCTGACGCCAAGCCCAACTAAAAAGCGGCCAAACTCAGCTTTAGTTTGCGCCAATGAACCACTATTTAAGTTAGGATTGCTTAAAATGCGCGTCAATTCATTTAAGTTGGCGCGTTGTCCCGCGGCCTTGTCACCCGTGGTCACAAATTTGCCATAGCGTGTGCCCATAACCTTGCCAAACTCACCCTCAGCTGCCTTTTCCTGCACACTGCCGGAATTGACGTTGATGTTATTACTTTCTCTCCCTGCTGCTTTGATAGCAAGTTGCACTTTGATTTGTTCCGGGTCCATAACCAATTGGCCATTCTCATCCCGCATATAACCGGCTGGCGTATCACCGTAAGACACCCCACCAGCCTGATAGATACTGCCGTCTGGGGATACGTATATCTTTTGGCGGCCGCCATTCGGAGTATAAATTTCTTCCAAGCTTGGCGGTTTTAAGGCTGATTTGTAATTATCAGCAGCCATCTCAAGGGCAGCTTGGTTTGACCCAACTGCCAAATCCTGATCTCGTTTGCGCTGATCTTGCATCACATTGCCAGCAGCTAAACCGGCTTGACCAAGTCGCTCACCTAAACTGCCATCACTGGCAAGCATGGCAGCACCACCCATAAACAGTGGCATGTTAATCCAATCACTTCCTGGCTTGGTAGATCCCTGAAACGTTTCCAGGGCCTTGGCATAGGCATCTTGTGCTGATTTGATATTATCTGAACGCCCAGGCAAATTGCCCATAGTCAGGATGTTGGTGGCATCTAATTGTTGATTTCCTGGTATCCTTTTTCGACCACCGCCGATCTGGTCAATAACCTTGAACAGGCTTTCGATATCAGGCCCCTGGTTAACCGCCCCCTGGCCAGGCATTTCACCATTCAGTGAAAAATTAACAGGCAATCCTGGATCATTGGGATCTTCCTCAAGACCGTCTTGGTAGAAGCCATAGGTTGGGATGCCCTTAACCCGTCCACCCTCCTCATATTTACGCACCTTAGATTTGTGCATGGGGAACAAATCAATGACCTTGACATCATTATATGGTGATGATTTTGTCTTACGCTTAACCAATCCACCTTTTTTATAATAATATCTAGGATTGGCCGCGCCATAAGCCGCCATGATGCCGCTGTTCATACCTGATGTGGCAATCGGGGCGCTGAACATGGAACTGGCCGCCTGGCCGCCGCCCCCAAGCAATCCACCGATGCCGCCGCCCCCGGTCAGCATGCCACCAACCATACCGATTCCACCCAATATGTCGCCGAGCACGCCGCCGCTGTTTTTCTGGGTGGCCTTGCTGCTGGTATTGGTGGTTTGGGTCACGGGCAATCCCGAAACCATCTGGGCTTGCCAGGAAAGTTTTTTGTATGGATCATCCTGCGCCGCCATATAATCCTGATAGGCAACGTCATTCAATGCCTGGTTACGGGCCTGCTGCTGCCCACCGACCGCATTCATAGCCTGAGCGTCCTGATACCCCATTTGGCTACGCATTTGTCCAAGCGTGCCCATCTGGGCACCAGCACGAGCCTTTTGGTCACGCCCTGTGAAATAACCCTGCATGGCACTGTCATAACCAGATTGCAAGGCTTGGCGTTGTTGCCCCATCACAGACTCATTGACATCTCGGATCGCATTGTTGGTAAAATCCGCATGACGTGATGAGCCAAACTGGCCAGAACCTGTAAATGTATCATTCACTCCGGGCAATAAATTTTCTGTTAGATTGCGAGCGCCTTGCCTACCTATCTCATCCACCACCCCGCCTAAATAAGGGGATAGGTAGGAATTCATTTCACCCTGATTAAACCCTGCACCACTGGCAGCTGTCATCTGATCTGCCATACCCATATTTGGTTGCCAAACACCCGCATTGTTTTGCGTCATTTGAAATGATTTTAATTGATCAGGGGTGAAGTCAGCCACGCGCTGGCCCGTATATGGCTGATAAGGCTGGCTGCCTAAAGCAGTCGCCTTATTTGCAATATCCTCAAGCATCTGCTGGTGCCACGGCGGCGTCGTTGATACCGAAGAAGATTTGGATTTTGATTTCGTTTTCTTGCTAAAAAGTCCCATAGCACCCTCTAATTCATATGGCGGTCTAGATCAGGCAGCGGTTCCCCCATATAATCCGTGGGATCCATTGCGGGCGGCGGAAGGTCCTGGCCGTTTTGCATCTTATGGGCGCGAATCTGCTGAACAAGCATATCCAGTTTGTCTGCACCTGCCTCATTACTGCCGTCACCTAGTGCAGCTACAACGTCAGCTGGAATGATATATTCCCCTTCTGAAACTTGGGCTGGGATATTATCGGCCTGACCGCCCATTTCCTCTTCTGGCATGTCTTGCAGAACATTCGCAATATCAGGGTCTTCTTGCATCACGGGACGTTTACCAAACATATGAAACTCCTATTGTAAAATAGCGAATACCTGTCTTGCCCAATCCCGCCATTCTACAAAAGAATTGGGGTTAGGTATCGAAGAATTTGAAAAATATGATGTCTTTGTAAGCTCAGCTGCCCAACGCTTCCAATCCGATTCGTCGGTTAAAATCAAAGGCGCCTGTTCGGGAAAATCAACCAACAAACTGTGCGCCCATTCAAATAAGGTGCTTAATGATGGGTTAATCATTGTTTGACATCCCCAGCCTTATCAACGAAGTGCAGCATCATCTGACCCATTTCATAATTACCACCTTGCGTATTGCTAGTTAAACGGATACGCATATAGCGTCGCTGGGTACGGCGTATGCCTACCCATTGTGTATCTGGTTCAAAATAATTGGATGATATTATGTCGTCGGCGCGTGGATAGGCGCCACCCTTTACCTCAAGTTGCATCTGACCTGACTGGACCATATCAAGCTCAACCCGGTTAAGGCTTATGTTCCGGTCCTCCCCACCCCAACTGCCCTGCGGTGTCTGGCCAGCAAGTGACATGTCAGATGTTTCCACATAGGAACTGATCGCTAAGGTCGATCCATCAGTTATCTCATCAACACCATATTCATGCTGGTAAATGCTGGTTGACTTTGTCATAAAATAAACCTCAACCAGATCCAGGGTGCCGCCATTGGTCTCACGCACCCGGAATGCCCGGGCGGTTATTGGCGTCTTGATTTCAATATAATAATCTGTATTGGCCAGATAAGCTGTTGATTCAGTTTCAAACAGTAAGTTCCAATTGACACTGTCTTGCGAATATTCATAAACTAATTTATAGGTGGAATTGACAGTTGGGCGCATGCCAACCCGCACGATTTCCCGGGTAGTATTGGCGCCAAAATCATAGGCGATGAACCCATCCGGCGTGGTCTGCGTGCAGGAAGTTGTCATATTGTTGTCAAAAGCAAAAGAAGCCGTTCCTCCAGAACTAGTTGAAGGCAATCCCTGCAAGGCGCGAATGGTCAATGTTGGTGTGTTGTATTGGGATGCCATCACCGGATAGCGAAAAACCTGGCTAAAATACCCGGCAGTCCTTGATAGGGCCGTGTCATACCAAGTCTGGTCACGCACATTGTAAATCAATACATGGTTGCATTCTGTGGCGTTGCCACGGGGATAATGCCACCAGATTTCACCGTACCTTGGTACTTTTGTAACCCATATTTTTTGACGAAAATTATAATTCAGATTGTCAAAGAAAAAGTTCAAATTCATTTGATTAGGCACTTCACGCACTGTGCCGTCATAAACCATAAACCGGTCAACCGCTGGCCAGAAAAACAGCCCATCATACTCAATGATGGAAGAGGATGAAAGAACGCTAGATTGCTCAGTGATGGGCGTAAAGCGGAATACCGCCGCCCCGCCGATGTAATCACACCGCACCACCGAATCAAGCGTCCACAAAACCCCGCTTGGGCCGCTTTGACCGCGGGTTGGTAACCCCTTAATGATTTTAGTGCTGGCAATTCTGGCATTCCCGGCGATACCGCCTGTCCAATTGTTCGGCAGATTGGCATCACACCACCCCAAGAACCCGTCATTTCCGTATAACAGGGTAAATGGGGTAAACACGCATACGCCACCTGACACATTTGGCGCACTGGCAATTGAAGTCAAAGGCGTGTTGGCATTCACGGGGCCGTAATACAGTTTACCATTAACCTGGCTATCAATCGCGCCAAGGTTAGGGGCTACATGCGCCAAGAGAGAAACGCTAGTGCCGCCGCCATCAAACATGGTGGCAAATGTCCATAAATTATTATTGTTAGTCACCATGCCGACCGGGGTGCGATCACTGGCACTCGCACCAGAACCGTTCAGATCTACATCAAGATATTGTACTTTATACTGGCTGCCGCAATAAATGCGGTTGATTCCAGTGGCACTGTATACATACAGAGACCTAGTGACGCCATCAATATCATTGGTCATTTGACGGTATCCGCCAATTTTCTTGGGAACACCGCGATTCCAACGTGTCCATTGGGCATCAGTATAAAAATTACCGTCCAGGCGAGTCCCATCCCTTTTGATGCCAGGATTACAATTAATGGGGTAAATGATGTCTGGCATTATTTAAAATCCTCACCAAGTTCGGCTGCAACTGCCGATGTGGAACGCACGTAATAAGAAAGCAAATCAACAGCACTACCTGCCGTTGAAAGAACCGGGATTGATCCGCCCCGAAATTTCCAGAAAGATCCAAATGTGATCAGGCGTCCACCGGTGCCATCTTGAATGATTTCAATGATTCCTTGCTGACCAGCCGCTAGATTGATCGGGTTTGCCAATGTCACGTTGCCGGTTAATGTCAGGGTGAAGAAGTTTCCTAGTGAAAAATCAGGGGTGACGGTTGCGGAATACGTCAAGACAGTTGGGCCGTTTCTGGCCGCCCCCAGGGTTTCAATTACTCCGTGTGATCCAGTGCCAGTTTGGACGCCGGTGCTTAATAGGATGTCACCGCCCTTGCGGTTGGTGCCAACGCCGGGGGTTGCAGTCAAAACAATGTCACTGCCATTGCCATCCACCGCCGTGCCACCGGTTAACTTGACCTTGCCAGCGTTGCCGGATGTGCCGCCGCCATTACCCGCCTTGATTTCCGAATCAGCCCCAGGTGCAGTCGCGCCACCATTACCAGCTTGGGCCAAAATCCCACCCCCGGTGACCGCCCCAAATCCGTTACCGGATAAAATGGCAATAAATCCGGCCGTCCCAGCCCCAGCCAGATTGGCCGCATTGATAACCACGGGGCCAGCGATACCAGTACCGGTTTGATCACCAGCCGTGATATACACGCCACCACCATTTTTATTAGTGCCAACACCGTCAGCTCCCTCCAAGAAAGCTTCGCCGCCATTGCCATTAATAGGCGTTCCGCCCTGCACTAAGACATCGGCCCCGTCACCGGATGTGGATCCACCTTGCCCGCCCTTGATCGCAAGATCAGTACCATTCCCTGTCACCAGATCGCCTTGGGCACCAAAACCCTCAATTACTGCAGGTGTGTTAATGATGGCGGACTTAACCCGAACCAGATTAACGCCTGCTGCATCACCTAAGCCACGTAAAATCCCGCGCCCATTGCCGACCATTTCAATGGTTTCGTTATCTGGACGCCAAAAACCGGTGTTAACATCCGCCGTGAATGTGATAGACGGGGCGGCCGCAGTGCCATCGGTAAAATAAGCGGGAACGGATATCTGCATGGAAATCGAACTGACCCGGAATCGCTCATTGCCATCAGTCGTGATTGCAAATATACCAGCGCCAGGGCGGTAAATACCAGTGTCAGCATCATTAGTGAAGGCCAAACCAGGTGTACCAACGTTTCCGTCAGGTATGGAGAAGGCGCCAGGTGGAGTAACGGTATCAGCGTCTAGCACATTGGTGCCATCACACTTTACAATAATATGTTCGCCCTGCGGCAATGTGACACCAAGCCCGGCTGCAGTTTTTAACGTTAATGAATAGGCGCCAGACGTGTTGTTAAATGTAAAGTACTCCGCTACCACAGCTGGAACAATCACATTGATGTTCCCAGTCAGTGTGCCAAAATACCTGTGTTGGCGGTTGGATGCTTCGGCAGCACTCAAGACAACGTCAGTAGCGCCTGACACATTCTTTTGCAAATATGTGGATGCGGATGCTGCCACCTGGATTTGACGCCCAACCGTGAACAAGGCCGTGCCAGAGCAGACAACGATACAGGAGTATCCTGGGCTTAGGCTTATCGTTGTCGCATTATCAATCAGCTCGCTGCCATTTGGGTCAAGTACCAGGGCACCTGTGCCCTGGTTAGAAATAAGGCAGTAAAAGCCATTTGTTAAAGTAGCGGCCGAAGAAAAACTAAAAGTACCGGCTCCGCCTGTCCAAATCATCGCCTTGGCGCGGTCAGTGGTTAAAACAGTGTAATTTGTTGCATATGTTGAAAGCTGGGTGTTCGTGTTGAGCTTCGATCCAAGCGCGATAAGTCCGAAACCGGCAAGGCTTGCGGCATCAGCCGTTGAACTTCCAGCTCCGTATGTAATGCTGGCCCAAATACCAGCGTCAGTTGTGTTGTCGGTTAAAAATAAGAATTTAGCAACGCCTGGGGTGACGGTAGTGACGACAGCGCCACCATTGTTGCGAACTTCAAAATTGGTTGCCGAAACGTTCCTGAAAATGGCATATTCACCAACTGACGCCTGACTTGCTGGCGGCAATTGGATAAAAAGACCTGCACCAGATGGGGTTACATCCATAATCCGGGAAATAACTTGTGAGGATAGCATTTGCACATATGGCCATTCCAAAGTAAAACTGACGTCTAAGGCAATTTGTTCATAAGATATGACTGAGGGTTGGACGGACCGGCCGTCAAAAATTGTGAACATCTATCTGCTCCTTGCATATCTTAGGGGAAATTCAGCGAAAGCAATGCCATACATGCGGTTACCGATCCAGTTGGCCGTCGCGTTGGCTAATCCAATTTTGAATCCGTTGGATAAAATGTACCATTCATAGCTTCCTGGTAAATTGAACTCGGCATTATTCACAAACTGATAAGAAAACGGATATGCCTTATTAGTTGGTGCACGGACGGTATCCATCATAACGGCCCCATTGTCACCAGGAGCCGCCGAGAAATACATATACATACGCGGCGAAAAACCGGTGTAAACCAGCGGGCCATCGACTGATCCATTCCCATATACGGAATAAACAGATGAAACATTGGGAACGGATCGCCATAGATAAACAATGTAATCGGCAGCCGACACATTCAAATTGTTGGTGGCGTTGTTGGTGACCATGAATTGGGTTGAAGACCAAAGACCAGTACCAAACGGCGTGTTTGTAACGGACGCCGCGGTCACCCCGCCGGTTGAATCAGAGCGCATGAAGTAATTCTGGGCACCCAGCAACCCAAAATCGCGGTGCCACAGATACCAACCACCCGTACCACTGCGGCGTTTAAAGAAAGCAAATTCAGGAATACCACCAAGGCCATGTGTGACAGCCCGGTTGGCTGTGCCATCACCGGTGTATTTTACGATATCAAACCCGGGGACAGTTCCCTTGACAAAATTCCAGGAAAAGAAATTGTTGGCGGTAGTGCTGATGCCAGTCGTGTTGGCAGGCATTGAAAATCCATTGCCTGTCAAGGAGAAACCTGCAATCGCCGCCCCTTCCGCATTGATCGAATCAGCAAATATGGGGATGTTACCGCTGCGCTCGGTGTCAAACAAATAATGCGATACGTTGGCAGACCTGTTTTTGATCCAAGCCAAATTGGGCGAGAATGCCAGTGAACTCACGGAGACCGGCAAAGCCGATCCGGTGTGCAGGGCCGCATCCACATAAATATTTGGTTTTGGGAAAGCTGGTGCTTGTATGCGCATCGTGTTCAATGGTAAAAATCCTGCGGGCGGGGCATAGGTGAATGGGTATTGCCCGAAATTTGCAGCAGCTTCCCGAATGAAGGCTTGTGATCCGCTTGCAAAATGCCATGGCCTGTCCATGGATATGGAGGAATAGGCGGGATTTGTGCCAGCCACCGGATCACCGGTGTCTTGCCACACATTGTTTTTAGAAAAGAACAACTTGCCGTTATCGGCGTCAAAAGCGATCCCTATAGTGTCGCCGCTGGTAAATGTATTGCCGTAAGCGGCAGCAACGCCACCGGTATATTTGTTGCCATTGGATCCGCGGTAGGCCATGCCGAAAGCATCAGATCCGGGATAGGCGGCATAAGCCGCAAGAGAACTGACCAGACCAAACATGCATTCGCTGGCCGTGCCGGTTGCCACCGGCTGGAATTCCGCATACCATTTTCCTGATTGCATGCCAAAAGTGGATTTGACAAACCCAGCCAAAGCCGCTGCATTGCTTTCACGCAGATTGCCCATGGTGATAACGCGCCCTGTCGAGACCACGGGATGGTTATAATCCCAAGTGGTGAAATTGGTGTTAACCGGGTTATCAAACATGCTGTCGGTATAAGTGGTGACCGATAAATTGTTGGCGGTAAAATTATTGCCGACACCGCTATAATCACGGCCCAAAGCAGCCGTGGTTGATGAATCGCCAAAACGCAGATGACAGCCATTGGTGCCGTATGTTCCCCCATAAGATCGGTGCACCCACTGCCCGGTGGTTGTATTTAATCGGCCAAAAGAATTGGCATCCAATTGCTGCCCGTCAATCCAATAAAGATGGGACATATAGCCGCCATACCCTAAATTGGCAACACTACTATTGCCGAGCATCATGGTGGCGCCCGCATTGTTCCAATCGGTAAAATCATAATTCAACGCTGGATAAGTGGCAGGTGAAAATCCAGTGATTTGCACCCCGTTCCAATACATTTTGACCCTGTCCGCTGCCACCACCTTTTCCGTATCGATGGCAACAACCAAATGCCCCCAGGCTGTATTATCGATAAAAACCCTGGTTGAAAGGATATTACCGGAAGCACTATTATTCAATGCCAGATACAATTTACCATCACCGGTGAACCCAAGCCAATCCTTGGCTGCCAAAGCACCACCGCTCAAGATTATATCCCTAACGCTCGTACCGCCGATCACCACATTGGTTTTTTTTAGCCAGACACTTAAGGTTGCCTTGCGGCGGGACCCAGTTGCGGACATAGTTCTGGTTAGGGAGCGTGTGCCGCCGAGCCGCAAGCTTTTTTCGGTTGCATTGCCGCTGAATAGTAAAGACCCCTGAAGCAGGCTCATGCGCCCTCCTGTGTATTGCGGTCAACAGCTTGGCGCATGTCCTCATTAAGCAAGGATGACATCGCCTTCTGGTATTTTGCCTCACACACCGCTTCCTGTTCACGGTTTTTTACTAAAACTGCACTTTCAACTAAAGTTGCATACAAAAGGCAATCTGGGGCGTTATTAGTCCAATAATTAGCCTGTGAAGCGGCGGTCAATGGCCCTGGGGTGATATAGCAAATCATTTCATAGGCATATGCCTGATCAGGGGTTGGCAGGATCAAAAAATGCTCATCGCTGTAATCACAGTAATATTTTGGGGTCAGCCTTTGGTTTCGATTGCTCCAATAGGTGCTCATAAACTCATACGTGCGACGATAAATAGGAGTAAATTGGTCGTTTAGACTAATTGCAATACTCACGGTTTCCCGCCACCGAGATGGCTTTTTCAAAACAGGACTGCCGGATGTCAAGTTGCCCGTGATAGCTAACATGTTACCCAAAGTTTTAGAATCCTTGGCAAGCCTAGCCTCTGCCAACATGATACAGCGATCAATATCGTCATCGGTAAATCCGGCATCATCAGGGCCACCACGCTCCATATAGCTTTTAACCATGGTTACCAATGAACTATATGTCATGTAAGGAGCGGCCATTATACGTACTCCGTGACGGCAAGGCCGATCGGCTCACCCCGTTCGGCATAAGCTCGGTCATTCACCATAAAAGCGTCAACAACCACATATGTTTTGGTTGGGTTGAGAGCCGGATGGGATATCAGCCACTCACCAGCATATATAATGGATATAATCTGCTCAACATTCATAGGGCCATCCTGCGTGGTGGTGGTGCTCAAATTTTCCACAATGATGATTTTGGAAGTATCGTTCAGGTAAAAATAATCCAAGGCACGCATATATCTCATAAATCACCGTCTTTCGGCTCCAATGACTGATTAGGCCTGGCATTTGGCAAAGCAATCTGTTCCATCTGGCGCTGTGGCTTGCGCTGCGGATCAAGTTCATCAACGCAAACGCGGCACACAAGCAAACTCGGTTTATTCGGATCACGCACGCGATCCAGATATTTTACCTTAAACCCACAGCGGTCACACATGGCAGGTGTATCTTTCGGGATGCGTAAATTGCTCATTTCGTGTACCCAGAAATATTAGGCAGCATATAAATTGGAGATGGATTGCGCTCTTCATCGCTTACTTTTTGTTTGGCGATTTCAGCATTGCGCTCAATGTTTCCTACCCGCTCCCAATCAACGATATCCCGCGGCAATTCATAAATCATCTTAGCAGCCAACCCCCAGGTCACGGCGTCAACCCAGCGCACCGGCACATCAAGCTCGTTGGTCATGGCACCCACATCCTGGGGATGCATATGCAGGTAAAGAACCACGCAATCAAACGAATTGGTAGGGGCTGGCCACAGATCCATGATGGGCTGAGTGCGGCGCCTATCAAAATAATACTGCAAAACATTAGAGCCGTTTGATGTTCCCTGGAACAAAGTTTTATTCGGAATGGCCGCGTAATTGTCGATATTCATCGACGTCATAGTTGTTTCATAAATATTGGAAGCAAAAGCAATTTCACGCACATTAAGGGTTGCGCCTCCGGTTTCTCGCACCCGGAAGTACCGGCCATGCAGCGTTTCCGTGAAATCCGTATAAACCCATTTTTTATCTGGATAAATCGCGCCTTCTGATTGAAGCACTTGGGTCCATGTGACATTATCCTTAGACGATTCCCAAGCCAGGGTATAACCTGCATCACCATTAGACATCAGACCGCCCATATATATCACAACTGATTGGCCAAAATCATAGGAAATATACCCATTGGCCGACACCTGTGTGCAGACGGTTTGAATATCTCTATCAAATGCATTAGCAGCACTTCCACCGGCCGAACTGAAAGGTGATCCCCCACTCGGAGCCACAAAACGACGGTAAAGGGCTGCCTTAATCCCAACAGTTGAAACGGGCAACGTGATCTGGGTCTGGGTGGTCGTCAATGGCATGATATATTTATTAACAACCCAAAGATTGGTGCCGTCATTAGAGGTTGTGACCAGGAAAGCGAATAAAGCCTGCTTCCCGATTCTAGCAGCCTCACCCGGCATTGACCCAGATGACACGCCACACCGCCTGCAGGCGCTTTCCACAAGCTCATCAATCGGTAAGGTTGTTAATCCGGTTGTCCCGCTGGTCGGCATAAAAACCCCTAATCATGAATAATGGTTATAGAGCCGCCCGGTAATTCCACGTAAATGCCAAGTGGAAACAGCAGACCAAGATCGGCGGAAACTGGCTGAAACGGCTCAATCATGCCGGCAGGCAAGGTGATATTTAATTTCACGTCACCCGTGATGCTTCCGTCCCTGAATATGAAATCACCGCCCCCGCTAGGGGCGGTGATGATCACGGAACTCATGCGGACACGACGGTTAACGGCTAAGCCGCTCACCGTCATTTTGGTGGATCTTAGGAAATTTACAGACATGTTTACCCCGCATATTGTGCTACACCATAAAGCCCATCGGCTGTGTCAGGATCTTCAGCCCATATCAAATAGGTGATTTTTTTTGACCCATCTGGAGTGCCGGCCGGAACGAAAGTTCCGCGCACATCACCGGTGGTGGCGCTGGCTGTCGTAGTGTCGGCAGCAACAAAGGTGCCGCTGGTTACGAAAGCCGTGTCAAAAAACATCTGCACCGCATCACGGGCGTTCACACGGTAAGGCAACCCCATGATAATGGTTGTGCCAAGAATGACTGTGCCAGCCGTGGCAGCGCTGGCAACAGCCCCGGTGACGCGCTTAAATGCCTTCTTGCCATTGACGGTTGATGTGCCGTTTAAAGCAATGGTCTCCACCATCAATTTGTTGTAAAGGTCATACCCCGTCACCGTGATGGTTTGGGTTGTGTCACTAGCATCACTGGATACAATAGATAGCGCCCTGGCATAATCCAGAATAGCCACCGCAGCACCGTCAACGGTTGTAACAAGGGCACCGTTCAAGGTTAAGGCTCCGGCCCCTGCAGGGGTTTGGGCAGCACAAATACCGTCGGCATCCAAATTAATGGGAGTCGTGCGGTATGGCGGGGCATAGGCCCCCATCGGCAGGCCCCAGGTTGTCCTAGAACCGCGCGGCGGGGCCGCCCCTGTACTCAAGCGATCGAAAAAATGAGATTCAGACATAGAATCCTCCCCTAAATACCTTGGTTTCCGTAGGCACCGTGCCAGTCAGTCCAGTAGAATTTGTACCGTTCACGACCAGCAAACTGTAAGCTAGCGGTATTGAAATCAGGTTCAGAACGGCGTTCCAATTTCACACGTTGCGCCAATTGCAAGCCACGGCCGCAATCGGTGGTCACAAACCAAGCATTCGCAGAAGTCAACCGCGTTAAAACGGCCAAGCCTTTGGTCGCCCCAAAAAGCGGGTTGATGTCATTGGCGGTGGTACCGGTACGCAACTGGGAATTCAGGATGATTTTACCTTGATTCTCAAGTTCGGG